CTGGACAATGCCGCCCGCCCCTCCGGCGCACTTATATATAAGGGCCCCGACGGCGGCGGCCTCACCGACGACCAGTTCGGGCGGCTGAAACGGGAATTGGAAGACGCCTATCAGGGCGCCGCCAATGCCGGCCGGCCGATGGTGCTGGAAGGCGGGCTGGAGTGGAAGGCGATGAGCTATTCGCCGTCCGACATGGATTTCGCCGAAAGCCGCAATGTCGCGGCACGGGAGATCGCGCTGGCCTTCGGCGTGCCGCCGATGCTGCTGGGGATCCCGGGCGACAATACCTATTCCAACTATGCCGAGGCCAATTCCAGCTTCTGGCGCCAGACGGTGCTGCCGCTGGTGGCGCGGACGGCCGCCTCGCTCACCCGCTGGCTGGCGCCCCGCTTCGGCGCGGATTTGCGCATCGGCTATGATGCGGACGCGGTGGAGGCGCTGACCGAGGCGCGCGAAAGCCTGTGGGCGAAGCTGGGGGCGGCCTCGTTCCTCACCATCAACGAGAAGCGGGCGGCGGCGGGCTATTCCCCCATCGAAGGTGGCGACACGCTCTGAGCCGTGGCATCGTCGGTCGCATGGATTTCGGCATCGATCTGGTTCCCGGGCGCGACTGCGGCGGCTGCACCGTCTGTTGCACGGTGATGGCCATCGACAAGCCGGAGATTCAGAAAGAGGCCGGCGCGATCTGCCGCCATTGCACGGGCGAAGGCTGCGCCATCTATGCGGCGCGGCCGCGCCTGTGCCGGGATTATCATTGCGGCTGGCGGCAATTGCCGATCCTGGACGAAAGTTGGCGGCCGGATCGTTCCGGCGTGTTTGTGGAGCTGGAGCCGGTGGACGACGAGACCGGCATCAGTCTGGTGCTGGTGGGAAATCCGCTGAAGACCGTGCGCCAGTCCTGGTTCATCGATTTCGTGGCGGTCGGCATTCAGGGCGGCGTCAAGCTGCTGCTGGGCATTCCGGGCCCGGCCGGGCACCAGGGCGCCAGCGTCCTGCTTAACGGGCCGCAGATGACGCGCGCCGCCGCGGGACCGCGCGCGGGCGTCAGACAATTGCTTGTGAAGGAATTGGCGCGGTTGCGGGCCTATCCGTTCCCGCCGCGCCCGCGCGTCAACCACGGCAATGATGTGGGCCTGCCATGACCGTCCTCGACCCCTGCCGCCCGCCACTGGGCACGGAAAAGAAGATCCCGGCCGCCCTTGTGGCGGCTTTTTTGTTGCAGACGGCCGGCGCCCTGTTCTGGGCGGGCAGCGCCGCCGAGCGCATCACCGTGCTGGAGCGCACCCTGGAAAGCGACCAGGCCGCGATCGAAAAGGTCGCGGTGCTGGAAGCCGAAGTGCGCGCCATCAAGGAAAGCACCGCCCGGATCGAGACCAAACTGGATCGCACACGCTGACGGCCCGCCTCCCCTTCGTGCGCGTCAGCGCACGGGAAGGGGAGGTGGCGGTAGCTGGCCAGGCGCACAGCGCCGATTAAGCCAGCGAACGCCGGAGGGGTCGCAAAGGATCATCATGCCTGTTCAAGTCGTTCACGCGCGGCGTCCGCTTGCGCGCAAATCGTTGCGCCTGGGGCTCACCCCGCTGGGTCCCGACCAGTTCGAGGGCTATGCCTCGCTGTTCGGCGTCGCGGACGGCGCGGGCGATACGGTGGCGCCGGGCGCTTTCGCCGCCTCGCTAAGGCGGCGCGGGCCGGCCGAGGTGCGGATGCTGTATCAGCATTTTTCGCATGCCCCGATCGGGGTGTGGGAAGAGATCGCCGAGGATCCGCGCGGCCTTTATGTGCGCGGACGCCTGACGGCGGAGGTCGAGCAGGCCCGGGACGTGCGCGCGCTGCTGGCGGACGGCGCCCTGAACGGCCTTTCGATCGGCTTTCGCACCCTGCGCGCGAAACGCGGCGCGGCGAAAAGCACGCGCAGTCTTCTTGAGGTCGAGCTTTGGGAAATATCGGTCGTGACCTTCCCGCTGCTCGCAGGGTCAATGGTCACGGCCATCGGTGCGCGCCAGGCAGACGATCTGGCGCGGGTTTTTCGGCAAGCCGGCGCGCGGATGCGCGCCTAAAGGAGAAAGCATGGAACTGGAATCAAAGGCTGTGGAAATTCACGGCGACTTCGAGGTCAAGCAGGCCTTCGACGAATTCATGCGCGGCTTCGACGCGTTCAAGCAATCGAATGACCAGCGCCTGAAGGAGCTGGAAAAGCGTTCGGGCGACGTTCTCACCGAGGAAAAGGTGGACCGCATCAACGCCGCCCTGGAAGCGCAGAAGCAGAAGCTCGACGCGCTTGCCCTGGTGGCGGCGCGCCCGGCGCTGGGCGGCGAGCGCAAATCCTTCGATCCTCGCACCGCCGAGCGCAAGCAGGCGTTCGACCGCTATGTCCGCAAGGGCGAAGGCGATGGCACGCTGGAAATCAAGGCGATGAGCGAAGGGTCCAACGGTGATGGCGGCTATACCGTGCCGCTGGAGATCGAGCGCACCATCGACCGCGTGTTGGCCAAGGCCTCGCCCATCCGCGCCATCGCCACGGTGCGGCAGATCGGCAGCGGCACTTATCGCAAGCCGATCACCACCAGCGGCGCGGCCAGCGGCTGGGTCGGCGAGACCGGCGCGATCAGCCAGACCGACAGCCCGACTCTGGCGGCGCTGGATTTTCCGGCGATGGAGCTTTACGCGATGCCCGCCGCCACCCAGATGCTGCTGGACGATTCCCAGGTGGATATCGAACAATGGCTGGCCGACGAGGTTCAGATCGTGTTCGCCGAGCAGGAAGGCGCGGCCTTCGTGAATGGCGACGGTTCGGCCAAGCCCAAGGGCTTCCTGCACTACACCAATGTCGCCGATGCCAGTTGGAGCTGGGGCAATATCGGCTATATCGCGAGCGGTGCCGACGGCGCTTTTCTGGATGACGACAGCGCGCCGGCCGACAAGCTGCTCGATCTCGCCTATGCGCCCAAGCAGGCCTATCGCGCGGGTGGCCGCTGGGTGATGAACCGCAAAACCGAAAGCGCGGTCCGCAAATTCAAGGACACATCGGGCAATTACATCTGGCAGCCGGGCGCGGCGGCCGGCCAGCCCGCCACCATCTTCGGTTATCCCGTGACGGAAGTGGAGGACATGCCCGACATCGCCTCGAACAGCTACTCCATCGCGTTCGGCGATTTTGTCCGCGGTTATCTGGTGGTGGACCGGGTCGGCATCCGGGTGCTGCGCGATCCCTACAGCGCCAAGCCTTATGTGCTGTTCTACACCACCAAACGGGTCGGCGGCGGGGTGCAGAATTTCGAAGCGATCAAGCTGATGAAGTTTGGGGTTTCTTAAACGGCCCCTCCGCCCTTCGCTGGCTTAACCGCGCTTCGCGCTGGCCAGCTACGGGCACCTCCCCTTCCTGTGTGCTTCGCACACGAAGGGGAGGCGGGCCCGTTTTCCTTTGCAGAAGTTCGCGGTGCTTTGGCACCCGCGACAGGCGGCCTTATGGCCGCATCCCGGCTCCCGCAGCGCCCTCCCCTCCGCTGCGGGAGCTTTTCTTTTTCGAGGCAGATCATGCCCCTTGAGCTTACCGCCGCCCCGGCGGCCGAACCGGTGACTCTGGACCAGGCCAAGGCCTGGCTGCGGGTCGAAAGCGGCAATGACGAGGATGGGCTGATATCCGCCCTCATTCCCGCCGCGCGGGCGCGGGCGGAATGGCATACCGGCCGCGCCTTTGTCAGCCAGCGCTGGACGCTGTGGCTGGACCGAAGCGATGGGCGGATCGAACTGCCATTGCCGCCGCTGCAAAGCGTCGAGTCGGTGACGCTTTATGCGCCCGATGGCGCGGCCAGCCTGTTGGACCCCGACGCCTATGCCGTGGCGGGCCAGCATCTATTGCTGGGCACGGCGCCGGCGGGCTTGCGCGCGGCAAATGGAATCGCGGTGGCGTTCACCGCCGGCTATGGCGCGGCAAGCGATGTGCCGCCCGCCATCGGCCAGGCGATCCTCGCGCTGGTGGCGTCGCTTTATGAACATCGCGGCGGCGATGGCGCGCCGATGCCCGACAACGCCCTGGCGCTGCTCGCGCCCTACCGGACCATCAAGCTTTAGGAGATTTCGCATGACAGCCCAGCGCGGCAAGGATCTGCTCGTCAAGATCGGCGATGGGGCCGATCCGGAAAATTTCACCACGGTGGCGGGCCTGCGCGCCACCACGCTTGCCTTCAATAGCCAGACCGTCGATGTCACCAATGCCGATTCCGCCGACATGTGGCGCGAATTGCTGGCCGGCGGGGTCAAGTCGGCAAGCTTTTCCGGTTCCGGCGTCTTCAAGGACGCGGCCAGCGACGCGGCCCTGCGCGCAGCCTTTTTCGACGGCGCCACCGGCAATTTCCAGATCATCATCCCCAGCTTCGGCACGGTGACG